CATCGTGAGCGCAACTGATTGGGAAGACGAGGTAACCGACATGCTCAACCGGTGTGATTGGATCTGCCCCGCCAACCACAAGCACCCAGGACTCTGCGACCACGTACGCACGCTGCTCAGTGTGATCGAATCCCAGCGGTACATGCTATGGGAGCATGAGCGTCGCGCCCTGATCTCGTGCGCTGACGAGCTGATCGGCATGATGGAACGCGCACTTGAACGCGACGCAGTAGCTGAGGCTGAGGCGTACACGAAAGAGGCATCGTGAGTCGGCGCAATCTGACCGTGAGCCTACTTGTGCCAGACTCTGCGCGAATGCTAGTTGCCGTTAGGCACCTGCCAGAGTGGACTAGCGTCACGACGAATAACCTGCGCGACTACGCAATAGCGCACCCCGAGTGGGGATACTTCGTGGCAGGGGAGCAGGCTAGTCGTTCGCTACTGCCAGGGTCTAGGCTAATGCAATCGGCGGCGCTTGACTGCTGGTAGTTGTGCTGCTGCTGCTGCTGCTGCTGTATTGGGGGAGCCGGACTAGCGCCGGTTCCCCCTTTCTATTGGCGCGTAATCAGCAGCTCTGATCCCTTGCGTTCCGCACTGCATACGTGTACCGTGCGTCGTGCCATCCTAACTATCGGAGGAAACAATGGCGGACACATACTGCACGAAGTGCGGCGAACCGTGGGACATTGATTGCCTGCATGAGCCTGACGAATACGGGCTACAGCTTGACGGCACGCGCATCCTCGGGTGCGATGCGTGCGAATGGCACGCGGAGCGCGGCTATCCGTTGCGCGGCATGGCGGATGCCGCCACTGCCATGCACGATATCTTGGGCGATGATATTGACGGTATCGCCAGCATGCTCGAGGATGCCGCAGCTATGGGATTGTTCCGTGATTAGGGCTAGCGCCGATACCCTCAGCAACGTACGCGCCACGCTTGCGGCGGTGAACGCACACTACCCCGTGAAGGGTGACGGGTACCTGCTCACGTACGAATCGGCAAAGCTTGCCAAGGGGAATCGTGAGCGCGGATACCTGCCGGTCATCCTGTACGCAGCACCCGCAACTAGCAGCGGCGCGAATCTTTGCGCCTGGTCAACGGCAGAGTGCCGCTACGGGTGTCTGAACACTTCGGGCTATGGCGGTATCAATCTTGACGCTAGCGGGTGGAACGCTACGCAGGCGGCAAGGATTCGACGCGCTGCGCTGATGATCCTTGACCCGGAAGGATTCGCAGCGCAGCTAATCCGCGAAGTGAAAGCGGCTAGCCGCAAAGCCGAGCGGGAAGGGTTGCGCCTAGCCGTCCGAATGAATGGCACGACGGACGTAGCGTGGCACCGTGTAGCGCCCGAGCTAGTCGCAGTCATTCAGGAATATGCGACGGTTTACGAATACACGAAGCGTCCCAAGCCGGACGCGCTAGAGGCGGGTATTGATATCACGTATTCGTATCCCGGCGGTGATGGTGTAGCTGCGCGCCGATTCCTGCAAGCTGGTGCGCGCGTGGCTGTAGTGTTTGACACTGCGAAGGGTGACGCGCTACCCGCAACGTGGCGCGCACCGTGGGGCGATACCATTCCGGTGATTGACGGTGACGCGCACGAGATGCGGTTTACTGATCCGCGCGGCGTAATCGTTGGGCTGCGCGCGAAGGGTAGGCTAGCGGGTGAGCGTGGCACTAGTCGAGGATTCCTACAGCCTGCCTAGTTGCTGCGCTGCTGCTGCGCTGCTGCTGCGAATCATGGCGGCACCCCGGGCTACGATAGCCGGGGTGCCGTTCGCATTTGGCAGGCGTTCGCGCTTGCATTCCGCCGCAGCTCCGCGCATACTGCACCTATCGGTACCCTAACTATCGGAGGAATCATGACCGAACGTATTACGCATCAGCGCGTAGCTAGCGTGCTAGCGTCTTACGCGGGGCTGCTAGTAAACACTGGCGTATGCACGCCCGAGCAGGTGCGGGGGCTTTGCATGGCTAGCCCATACGGGCAGCTGCGCTATGTATGTCGAGACACTGACGCGGGACATATCCACGACGTGCCGGGATTCGTCGGCAGTGGCACGGATAAAGGATTTACTAGCATTCGTGAGCTTTACTACGCAGTGCATCAGTCGCGCGACGCTATCAGCGACGCGCTGAACCCGTACGCAGTTGAGCGGCGCAATCGTGAAGCGCAGGTGCAGGCATGACCGCCGCTACCATCGGCGCGCATCACGCGCTAATTCGCTTCGCAGGGTTCACCCCGCTGCCTGGTAGCAGGCGTGGCACGTTGCAGCGGTGGGAGGATCACGGCGACGCTGTAACGTGCGTTCGCTTTTCTGAGAGTGGCGACGTGCGTATCGTGCGAACGGCTAAGGGCTTCCGCGCTCGGCACGTAGTCCGCTGCGCGTCATGGGTCTACGCTAGTGATGTAGAGCGTGAGGTGCGCACGTGGGTCGAGGATTACCTACCCAGCTTGCAGCAGGCATACGAGACCTGCGATCGTCACGTGGAAGGGATCAGCCACGACGCGCCGAACGGTACGGCATGACTGACTTAATAGACACCCTGAAGCTGACCGCGCTAATCGTCGCGCCTGCGATTCCCCTCCTAGCCCTCCTGTACCTCCCCGCTAAACGCGACTAGCGGCAACATACACCGCACGATAGAGGCACCCCGGCTACGCCTAGCGGGGTGTCTTTTGCGTTGTCTGCTGCTGCTGCGCTGCTGCTGAACCGTGCCACGCTCGACGCGCCCGAACCGCCCGCCAGGGCTTAGCAGCTCGCCACGCGCCACCACTTGCAAAGCTCACCCGCATCGCCGACAATACGCACGTAGTCCAACTATCGGAGGTCTTTCTAAGTGAACCGCTTCAAAAACTGGGAACGGTGCGATGCCTGCTACAGCTCAGACGGCACGTACGTAACCGTATTCGGCACCCGCTACATGTGCAGCGCCTGCACCGGCACCGGACGCGTCCCCACCCAGCTGATAGATATGCGTCATCTCCGCGACTGCATCGCAGCTCGCGGCATCAACGCAGACCTGTATATGTCTGGCGGCAATTGCGCCACCATTGGCATTGGCGACGATATCCCCGAAACCGGCGATCCGCACACATACGGCGGAGACTACGCCTATTTCGTTGGCGTAGGCACTTACCATAACGGCGTAGCTCTCCGTGATGAGCTAAGCGCAGGCAGTGACGAATACTTCCACGTCCCCACCCCAAACGCAGAGGACGGCACCCCGCAATTCCCCCACGACCCCTACGCCATCTGCATCGGCGACAATGAACACGTGGAAGCCTTCGCCGCGCGTATCGCGGATCAGTACGCGCAGCTAGTCGCAGCGCACCAGCTCACCCCTACCAGCTAGACCGCACCCACCTAGCCCCGTCGCGCAACGTCTGGCGACGGGGCTTCTCTATGCCCAAACGCAACCGCAACACACGGCAACCGGGAAACCCTTCCGCCTCTCGCGGGGATTCGGGTTTGCGCGTGGCGTTGCGTGGTGGGGACAACACCCCGAACCCTGCACCCGCCAGGCACCAGCACCGCCGGAGCTCCGAGCACACCCAGGAACCAACCCCCCGCTCGCGCGCACATGTTGAATAGACGGAGGGCGTGTTGTTTTTTGGGTATGTTTTCTTAATGGCGTTGTGACGGGTGGTTTGTTGCTTTGTTGATCAATCATTCAGCAAACCTGGTGGTGTGATTGCAAGCGGTTTTTGCTCCCCCCCCTTTCCCCCCCCTCACTGGGGGAAGGCAACTATGTGTCGCAGGGTTGCTTGCAGGTTTGGCTGCTCACCTGCGATCAGTGCGTTCGTTGTTGAGGGTGGAGGGCGCACTGATCCGATGCCCCTCTGACGGGCTAGGTCTCCGCTTTTGAGGCGGATCGAGTGTTATCGTAGCAAGTGTGGAGTACGAGTCGTGGTCTACGTGGGTGTTTCGTTGCTGGTTTGCTAGTGGTGAGCTTGGCAAGGTGGTGGTTTATGCGGCGTGCGAGTATGATGCTTGGGTGTCGTTTAGAGTGTTGACGGGTATCAATGTGAGTCTTGATGGTTTGGAGCGTTCGTGACTAAGCGTGCTGATTTGAAGATGCAGCGTGAGGATAAGCAGACTGGCATTGAGAAGTTTGGTCTTGATGATTCTGCTTTTCTTACTAGTGCTTATAGGAATAGTGTGACTCCTAGCGAGCTGAGTGCGGAGCAGATGGAGGAGGCTATTGAGATGGCGAGCCTGGGCGCGTTCGAGTCTGCGATTGCGCGTGTGCTGGGCGTGTCGGAGCATACGTTTGTGACAGCACTTCGTGGTGGGCGTTTGCGTGAGAAACCTTCGTATATCGAGTTCTCGGATAGGTTTTATGAGGCGCGGAAGAAGCATATGAAGCGGAATCTTCGTGTGATGAATGAGGCTGTGGAGGAGGGTGATTGGAAACCTGCGGCGTGGCAGCTTGAACGTAGCTTTGGGTTTCATAAGCAGGAGGTGGTGGAGCATGAGGTTGGGCCGCAGACTCTTTCGTTGATGCAGTTGGCGCAGATTCCTATTGAGGATGCGCAGAAGGCGCTTGAGATTGAGGCGGAAGAAGTCGTGGTTGAGCCTGATGATGCTGCGTGATCCAATGATCCATCCCCTAGTGTGTGGATCGGTGGATCAGCATTGAGTAACGAGATGGATCGTGCCGCATTAGAGTTGCGCGCAAAAATGGCTGACCCAGTGTGGAAAGCCAAGAATCTATTTGGTTTCGAACCCTGGTCAAAGCAGCGCGAGATTCTAAAGGCGCTTCGTAAGCACAAGCGTGTCGCTGTTCGCTCTTGTCATGGTGTTGGTAAGACGGCAACTGCGGCGACGGCTGTGTTGGATTTTATGACGGAAGGCCCGTGCCGCGTTATCACCACTGCGCCTACGTGGAGTCAGGTTGAGCAGCTCTTGTGGCGTGAGATCGCCGTGCGACACTCAAAGATTCCTGGTGGTAAGGATGCTTTTGGCAAGATATTCAAGTCTTCGCTAGAAGTGCGCTCGGACTGGTTCGCGATGGGGCTTTCGACGGACAAGCCGGAGCGTTTTCAGGGTCATCACTCTCCCCGCATGATGCTTGTCGTAGACGAAGCCAGTGGTATTGACGAAGCTATCTACGAAGCATCGGAAGGTTTCCTTACCGCCGACGAGGCGCGTGTTTTGCTGATTGGGAACCCGACTCGACCCGCCGGAACGTTCTACAAAGCGTTCCAGAAAGACTCTGGCTGGTACCCAGTCCACATGAGCGCCTTTGATGCGCCGTGTTTCACCAATGAGCGCGTGTCCAAAGAGGCTCAGCGCGCTTTGATTACGCAAGAATGGGTGCAGGATGCGAAGCAGCAGTGGGGTGAGGACTCTGCGGCGTACAAGATTCGTGTTCTGGGCGAGTTTTGTGAGACAACAGGCCGCCAATTCTTTAACTTTCTTGACAATCTGGCCGCCATACCACACAAGAAGCGTGGTTTTGTGCGTGGAATGCCGGTTCCTGGTGGTCGGATTGAGTTTTATGAGGAATCGCGGGGCGGAATGCGCATGTGGGAGACACCACAAGCCGGTGTTCGCTACCTAATCTTTGCTGATGTGGCTGGATCGGTGAGTTTTGACGAGTATGAGCGTCGAGAATCCCGCATTGGTGCTGGTGCGGGGTCAGATTACTCGGTTGCGGAGGTTTTGCGCCTTGATAATGGCGAGCAAGTCGCTGAAATCCGGTATCGCGCGGATGTTGACGAGTTCGCAGACGACTTGGCGCGCCTCGGGCGCTTGTATAACGATGCGATGCTGGCCGTGGAGCGTAACGGGCCGGGAGCAGCGGTACTTACCCAGCTGAAGAACGTGATGGGGTATCCGCATATCTGGCGACCACGCAATCCGATCCATATGAAAGCGCGGATGGATCAGACACTAGGGTGGAACACGACTGCGGCGACTCGACCAATGATGCTCGCCGCGATGCAAGCCGCTATTCGTGACGAGCCGGGTCGGATCAAGAGTGAACTATTGATTGACGAGCTGCGGACGTTCGTATTCAGGGATCGGAATGGTAAGGAGCCGCGCCCAGAAGCGGATGAGGGTTGTCACGACGACCTTGTGATGGCTATGGCTGGTGCGCAAGCGGTGTGGCAGCAAGAAGCACAATCACCAATTCGTCTTGCCGAAAAACCAAAGCCAGTAGTGGAGGCCTCAATGCAGAAGCGCGCGCCACGATTTGTTGTTGGGCGCGGCTAGGAGATCCGCGAGTGAGCGGGTGAGGGTTAGATTCTCCTAGCCGCCACGCAACCGTAGCATGTATTCTTTTCGCATGAGTAGTAATGGTTTTGTTCCTCCGGCTGGCGCTCGCGCTGCTGCGCGCCGAGGCCTAGACCTCGTAGCGAAGGGCAAGGCTGGCGGGGGGTTTGAGCCTGCTACTGCTACGCGCGCCCGAAAAATCGCGGCTGGATCGCCACTGACTCGTGATCATGTGATGCGTATGCACTCATTCTTCAGCAGGCACGCGGTAGATCGTAAGCCTGGGTGGGGTACTCCGGGTAAGGAGACTCCGGGGTATGTTGCGCATCAAGCGTGGGGTGGCGATGCTGGCGCGTCGTGGGCTTCTGGTCTTGCTCGTAAACTTCGAGAGTCTGGTAAGTAGGTTATAGTTCTGCGCATGGGTATGTCGAAATACGACAAGCTAGTGAAGTCGTTGAGCGCAAAGGGTTCGCGCGATCCTAAGGCGCTTGCTGCGTATATTGGTCGCAAGAAACTTGGTGCCGCAGAGTTTCAGCGTAGGGCGGCTGCTGGTCGTCGCAGGGCATCTTAGGGTATAGTTCTTACATGGCAGAGCGCATTCCTACCGAATCTATGGCTCGTGGTGAGCGCCGACCAGTTGCAACTTACCCGTATATTGGTGGCAAGAATCGCCCGTTTAGCACTGGTGGTTACACTGATACTCGCGGACTCGGCCCAGACCTTCCAGCGGATTTTGGTACGAATGGAACTTATAACTCTGAAAATATTGACAATTCTGTTTTTGGGCCTGGCGGGTTTCTTCTTAGCGCAACTCAAACTGCCCGACGTAAAGACGTTTCAAACATTAATCGCAGCAATTACAACAAAGCACAAGGGCCAGGGTCGTCTTCTTCGCGCCCAAAGTACCCCACAAATCAGCGCGATGAAGTGCGCGAAGGTGCAAAGGTTCTAAGCAAGGTTCTTGGCAAGCGCAAGGAACGTCGCGAAGGCGGAACGCCAAAGGACAATCGTAAGTAATGGCTCCGCTTGATAAGCTCAAGAAGAAGAACGCTCCGACCGTCAGCATCGCCTTGATGCGCATGAAGCCCATGCGTCGCGAAAACATGATGAGCGAAGACTCGTCGTACGACAAGCCCGAAGGCGACATGGAAGAAATGCCGATGCGTGAAGAAGCTCGCGAAGAGTCGTACGAGGAGTGTCCGAAGTGCGCGAAGTATCAGATGCTGATTGGCGAAGCCCTCGCGTACTACATGCAGAACAAGGAAGATTCGGAAGAGAAGCCTGATACAAGCGAAGTAGAAGCAGAAGTCGAGTCCGAGATGGATTCGGAGAAGGCGTAACTGCTACACTAAATCGTATGAGCGTACCTCCGAACATGATGGGCGCAGGCCCCGCAATGATGGCTCCTCCGGCGGCTCCGATGCCTCCGGCTCCGATGGGTGGTGTTCCTGCTGCTGCTGCTCTGCCTGGTATGGCGCAGCTTGCTCAGGCTCAGTCTGCTCAAATGATGCAGATTCAGGATGAGATGAATAAGCAGATTATGATGCTTATTGCTTCGCTTCCTACGCCGAATCCGGCTGGTGAGGCTGCTGTTAGCGCGCCGCTTACGCCGATGATGAGTGGCGCGGATACTAGTAATGCTGCTCCTATGGGCGATATGCCAATGGGTGGCGGTACTGGTGCCTACTAATAATTTTGCGTCTAGCGAACAGAGCATTCTTTCGCCGTACACTCGCGCGGTAGCGATTACGCCAAGTGATACGACGGATCTTGATGAGATTCCGCGAGCATTGAATATTCATAAGGGAACTGGTGGTTCGACTACGGATATTCGTGTTCTTTTGTGGGGCGATGCCAACCCGGTGACGTTTACGTTCCAGGTTGGTTTTGTGGTTCCGCTTCGCGCTCGGCGCGTGTATGCGACTGGTACGGACGCTACTCGCATCATTGCTCTCTACTAGTGCGTCCGAACTCTTGGTATACTCCTAATCGTGCCAGCGACCAATAATTACTCTCAGAGCAATCCTGCTACGCAGGCTCCCGCTAATAGCGCGTTCGCAATTACGCCGCACGACACGAACGAGTTGTCGTTTGTTACTCGCGCCGTGTACGTTGGCGTAAGCGGTGATGTTGTTGCCAAGCTGGATGGTGACGCTTCGGCTGTGACGTTTAAGAATGTTGCGGCTGGTTCGATTCTTCCGATTCGCGCTCGTCTGGTGACTACGGCTAGTACGGCTACGAATATGCTGGGACTGGTCTAATGAAGATTGCTCTTCAGATTGCGTTGTCGCTTGCTGGTGGTTTTGATGATCGTGATCGAGCCTTGTTTACGTTTGATGTGTCTCGTTTCGACGGTGAGGATGTGTTTGCGTAATGCCTTATGTTGCTCCTAGTACGGTTACGACGCTTCAGACGTATACGAGTGCGGCTCATAATGTGATTGTTGGTGACATTATTGACCATGAAAGCCGCATCAACGATCTTTTCGTGCCGCCGATGTGTCGCGTGTACCGGACAAGCACCTCGGCTGCTATTGCCGTCAACGACCCCGTTCCATTTACGACTGAGGAATTTGATACTGACGGCATGTGGGAAGGCGTTACTAATCCATCGCGGATTACGGCTCCGACGGCTGGAGTCTATTTGTTTACTGGATCAATAAGGATTGATGGGACGAGTGCCTTTTCGCAAGTCAACTTTTACGCAAAAAAGAACAACGGAACAGAGCAGTATTGGCAGAATTTCCAGACTTATACTGGCACAAATTATGCTGCGGCAATCGCGTTTACCATTTCGCTAGCCGCTAACGACTATGTGCAGATTTTTAGCGGCCACGGTGCGGGTGGGACAGTTACAGTCAACGGTTCAGCCACGTCTTTTATTACCAACCTAAGCGCAACGTGGATCGGCCGCACGTCGTAGCGTCATGAGTGATGCTGAGATCGACCGGATCTAACCCCTAACCGCTTATGCCTTACACTCGACCCTACAGCGGTGGCTTCGTAGACTTCCCATCCACCACCACACCCATTGACAGCACCGCGCTGAACACAATGGACGTTGGTATCAAAACAGCGAATGATCAGTTTCAGACAGTAACAACCGTCCAGCGTACAGCTCTCTCGCCTACGGTTGGGCAGTGTGTTTGGGATTCTGATTTGCGTCAGATTATGGTGTTTATGAATGCGGCTGGTGGTAATGCGTGGCAGCCGATGGGCAATGTCATTATTTGCACTTCAACTACGCGACCGTCTACTCCGTTTGTTGGTCAGCGTATTTTTGAGACTGATACAAAGCGTTGGTGGACGTACATTGGCTCGGCGTTCGTGCCGGATGATTTGGTGTTTACTAATGAAGCCGCTCGAGATGCCGCTATCACGTCTCCCACTGAGGGGATGACTGCGTACCTGACTGCTGCGACTGTCCCAGCCGCCACTGGTAGCACCACTGCGGTTCCGACTGGTGTTACGACTGTGTATAACGGAAGCGTGTGGGTATGCACGACTCCTGTGAACGGATACCAAACGAACACTGGTACATTCACAGGTGCGTATACGGCTACGCTTGGAGGCACTCCTGGTACCAACCCATCGGTTACGCTCGTGACTGGATCTACCGCTTTGGTGTCAATCAGCACGTTGATGTATACGACTGGCTCCGCAGTCGATTGTTACATGGGTGTGGCGGTTTCTGGTGCCACTACACTGGCAGCGCAAGATGGGTTTGCCGCGTACGTGAACAGCACAAACGCGATGACTGCAACTCGCGTTATGGTGCTCGCTGGGCTAACCGGAGGAACAAACACTTTCACGCTCCAGTATCGCACGTCTGGCAATGGAGTGGTAGCGTGGCGTTCTCTTACTGTGGTCGGGATAGCATAATCTTATGACTGCAGCCGACGTTGACCGCCTTTATGGTACACGTACATGATTGAATCCTCTGACCAGAAAAAACTCCTAGACCGCTTTCAAAAGTGCTGGAGCCAGTCCGACCAGAAGCATCGTCAGAATCGCGAGTTCTACAAGAAGTGCGACGACGGTTACAACGCAATCATCAAGCCATCCAATAGTGAATGGCAAAGTGACCTGCACCCGCCTTACGCACTCCAGATCATTGACATTATCGAGTCCAACATTGTTGATGATGATCCTGATGTGCGCGTAATCGCAGCTCAGCCGCAGTACGAAGATGGCGCTGACATGCTGACGCTTATTCTGAAGCAGCAGCGATACAAGGATAACTTTGGTGAGAAGTACGCACTGTTTGTGAAGCAGGCTCTGATTCGTGGCATTAGTGTGGCAAAGATTCCGTGGCTAGAAGAGTGGCGCAAGGTACCGACTCCGAACTACAAGCCTGATCCGCTCGGGATGCGCAAGCCGTACGAGACGGTTCCGCATCGGCAGCAGCCAGGCTTTGTCAACGTTGATGTCAATCACTTCTTGTGGGATTCCAACGCTACGAGTCTTGATGATGCTGAGTACGTGTTCTTTCGCACGTACGAGTCGAAGCGGAGTCTTGAAGCGTCTGGTGTGTATGAGAATCTTGACAAGATCGTTGAGATGACGACGACAATTTCTCCTGATGATAAGGAGCGTCGTAATCGTGTTGAGGTTGTGGAGTGGTGGTGGCGTGACGGCAACATGATGCGCCTTACCGTCGTCGCCAATCGCAACACCATTATTCGTGATTGTGCCAGCCCGTTCTGGCACGGCGAGTTCCCGTTCACCGTTGCGAACATCATGCCGACCCCGTTTATGTTTCGTGGCAAGAGCATCGTTGAGATCATCAGTGACTTGCAGATTGCGCTGTGGGAGCTTCAGAATCAGCGCATTGACAACTCCAAGTTTATGGCGAACGCTGCCATGTTCGTTGACCCGAACACTGAACAGCAAGACATTCGCTTGTATCCTGGCGCTGTCATTCCGCTGCGCCCGGATCAGGTGCAAGCGTTCCAGCCGAATATCAGCATTCTTCAGCCCAGCGTGCAGGCTGAGGAGATGCTGAAGGGTGATCTTCAGAACATCACGGGCGCAGTTGGCTATCTGAGTGGCGCGTCTAACACGCAGATTGACCAGACCACCGCAACTGGTATTTCTGTCATCAGCAACATGGCAGCAAAGCGCATCATCAGGATGAAGCAGCAGATCATGTACGCAATGCGTCGAGCAGGCGAACAACAGATCGCGCTTAACCAGCAGCTCCTTCCCGGCCCGGTCGCGGTGCGTATTGATCGTGAGGCTGAGAATGATTGGAAGCTCGTGTCGCCGACGGATATTCAGGGTCAGTACGATTATCGTGTTGAGGATGCGAATGAGAGTCTGATGCGGCAGGAGCGTCGTGCTGAGGCTCTTGCGTTTGCGAATTGGTTTGGGCAGAACTACATGCTTCTTACTCAGAGTGGCGTTACTCCGAATATGCGTCGAGTCGCAGAAGATGTGATTCAGGCGTTTGACGAAGATCCGAAGGAGTATCTTGGTAACGCCGAGCAGGTGCAGAACCCGCCTTTGGTCGGAGGGCCGGGTCAGTCACAGCCGGAACCGACAACCCCAATGGGCGCAGCGCCTGGGACTCCTAGCATTCCGCCGGAGATTCTTGCTGCTCTCGGGGCCGGTTCCGGCCAACCAATCCAGTAATTCCGACTAACCGACTATCCGACCGGAGGACAAGATGAGCGAGTTTGAAGAGACTACTGACGAGCGCGACCCGATTGCTGATGCGATTCTGCATGGTGGCGAGTCGCGGAATGATCCGTTTGAGACACGCGACGAAGCGCCTGTCGCTGATGAGCAGCCTGTTGCTGACGAACTGATCCTTGGCAAGTTCAAGAGCGTTGATGATGTTGTTGAGGCGTACAAGAATCTAGAGTCGCACAACACGCAGACAAACCAGCGCCTTTCCGAACTCGAAGCACTGCTGATGCAGGATGATGAGGAAGAGGACGCGGTTCAGCCGTGGGGCATGACGTTCAATGGCGAGCCTGAGAACGAAGAGCAGCTTATTGGTTGGGCTGAGCGTGACGCTGGTGCTGCTGCGCAGTGGGCGATGGCGAACGCGAATCGCATCCCGTCTGAAACTGTAAACTCGCTGTGGGAGCATTGGTTTGAAACTAAGCCTGCTGAGGCGAATGCGTGGTACGTTCAGCAGCAGACGCAGCAGATCCGTCAGCAGTACGAGAACGAGCTGGCTACGTTGCGCGAGCAGATCACTCCGCTTCGTGATCAGCAGACGCAGACGCTGTTTGAGTCTAGCCTTGAGTCGCTTGAGTCGCAGATCCCTGATCTTGCCGACTACTCGGAGAAGATCCAGGCGTACATTGACAACATTCCCGTGGATCAGCTTCATCTAGCATTCTTTCCGCAGGGTATGGATACGCCGGAGAAGATTCAGAATGGCGTAAAGAGCCTGTATGCGATTGTTCGTATGCAGGAGCAGCCCGTTCAGCAGCAGGCAGTTGAGCAGCCGAGCGCGTTTACGCAGTCGCGTCAGGGCGTGGCTGACACTGGCCCGGTGGATTATGCTGCTAAGATCAATGCTGCAATCCTGAATGGATAGCAGTTCTGACCATGTGTGGCCCAACCCGACCGTTGGACAACCGCAGAATCCCGTAAACCTCTCTACACAGGAGAAAACTTAGGCTATGCCTACTATCCTCACTGGGGTCGTTGACGACGCGGACATTCTGTCGAACCAGCGCGTCGTTGATATGTCCCCCACCATCGCGCAGCTTGAGCCGGACGAGGCTCCGCTGACGACGATGCTTCAGAAGATCGGCAAGCGCGCAGCTTACTCGCAGAAGGTCGAGTGGCTGAGCGACGAGCTGATGCCGCGCCTTACGACGCTTGCTGCGTCTGCGGCTTCTGGCGACACGAACATCTCGGTCGCTACCGGCACGGGTGGTTACTTCCGTCCGAACGACGTTGTGCGTTTTGCCTCCACGGGCGAGAACGCTGTCGTTTCGGCTACGGCTGCTAACGCCATCACAGTCACGCGCGCTCTTGGCGGAGTCACTGCTCTCTCGGCTGCGAGCGGCATTGACCTCGTGAAGATCGGCAACGCGGCTGCTGAGGGCGCAACCCTCGGTACCCTCGTGCAGACGAAGAAGGTCGCCAACTACAACTACGCGCAGATCCAGCGTGATCCGTTCGGCTTTACGAACACGCTGGTCGCGTCGAAGCTGTATGGCGGCCCGGAGCCTGCTAACGAGGCGAAGAAGAAGCTGATTGAGCATAAGCGTCAGCTTGAGAACTCGCTGTTCTGGGGCGTTCGCGACCTGAACACGAGCGGTAGCGCCCCGATTGGTTACGTCGGTGGTATCTACCAGTACGTCACCTCGAACCTCACGACCGGCGTTGGCACGCTGACGGAGAGCGTTTTTGAAACGTTCCTCCGCAAGGCGTTCCGTTACGGCTCGCAGAACAAGGTCATGTTCTGCTCGCCGCTCGTCGCGTCGGCTCTGTCCTCGTTCCCGCAGGGCAAGCTCGCTCCTCCGGCTCCGAGCATTGACACGTACGGCGTGTCGCTGAAGGAGTACCAGAGCGCGTCGGGTGCGAAGGTGCAGATCATGGTGAAGCGCGACTGGTACGACTTCCAGTCCACCGCTAACCAGTACGGCGGCATCGGCGTGGTCGTGGACATGGAGGACGTGACGATGCGTCCTCTGCGCGACACGGTGCTGAAGCCGGATCGTCAGGCCAACGATGAGGACTCCGTGAAGCAGGAGTACCTCACCGAGTGGTCGTTCGAGCTTGGTAGCGAGAAGAAGCACGCTATCATCTCGGGCATCACCGGCTACTAAGCCAACCCAATCTAGGAGGGGAGTCCCGTGGTGGTGGCTCCCCTCCTAGTCCAACTCTTCTACCGACCAGGAGAAACCTAATGCGTTTTGTCAGTCGCCACGCTAATTACACGTTTATTGCTCGTCCCGATAAGGTTCAGATGGTTCTGACGACTAATGGGACGATGACTCCGCAGACTGTTGTGGCGGCGATTCAGTGTGATTTTCAGCATGGTCTTGTGCGTCCTGAGGAGGCTGAGATGGCTAAGCAGCATTGGCTTGGCTTTGGTCGCCGCGAGGATGGCACGGCTATTGCGTATGGCGCTACGCCTACGACGGTTGTTGGTGTGGTGAATGGTCAGGCGCATGATGGTTGGAATCCTGACCTGATGTTCAGCGTGTTTGATACGGACACGATCCCGAATGAGGAGGATCGAGCGTATACGGAGAAGCGCCTTGTGGAGGATGCCAGCAATGGTAATCACTACATTCAGGTGACGGGTAAGAAGCTTGATCCGCCGTGGCCGACGTACGAGCAGATGCAGGGCAAGAAGGGTCAGCCGACGAGTGCGCTGATTTGCAACATGATTCGCGAGGGCGGGTACGATCCTGATTATGTGATCGCGTACGAGCTTCAGCGTGAGCGTCCTCGGTACGACATTCCGAAGGCGATTGAGGCGTTGAAGGTGGAGTTGGCGGCTGAGGCTGCTGAGAATGCTTCGCTTCAGCGCGAGATTCCCGCTTAGTTATGCATCACAACATTGCCGCGTATGAGGCGGCTGTGCGTCGTCATGTGACGGTTCTGATCCCGTGGCATGGTGAGAATGAGGATCTTCTTCGCGAGACTCTTCGCTCGTTGCCTCGTGGTGTCCAGGTGATGATTGCGAAGAATGCTGGGAAGCATGAGATGGCTACGGCGTTGAATGGTGCGCTGAGCATGGTGAAGACGAAGTACGTGTTTCTCATGGGGTCTGATGATGTTGTTGACTCTAAGACGTTGTGGCGTTTGTGGGAAGCCGCGATTGATTACGATGGTTCTTATCCGTGGATGCTTGGTTTTGGAGCTGATCGGTTTAGGTTTAATGCTGAGCCGTGGTCGCCGCTTCGTGTTCAGGATCAGAACATTTGTGGGATCATCATGATTAAGACGGATTGGTTGCGGCGTGTTGGTGGTTGGACTGATTCGGTGATTGAGGATTGGGATCTTGTGTATCGCTTGGCGAAGGCGGGGTGCCGGTTGGCTCCGGCTCCGCTGGCGCGGTACGGGTATCGGCAGCGCCATGATGGGTTGCATCGCTCGACGGTGCGTGAGGCTGCGCGTATGCGTATGACTTGGAGTGATCTTGCGCCGTACGAGGTTCGAGAGTCAGTGCCTGCGGTGTTTTATGAGTGGCGTATTGAGGGTACTGGGTATGTGCGGTGCGAGTTGCCTTCGCGTACGACTCGGAGTGTTGTGCGGATGAGTCTTGATTCGCGTGATTCGCATGAGGCGCGAGCGTGGGTGTATCAGTATCCGAATAGTGATGTGCAGGAGTTTTGGGATACTGGTGCGGAGCTTGGGAAGAAGCGCGTGATTGACGTGGATGACAATTACTTGTCGAGCGAACTGGGAAGTGTTGTTGGCGCGTATCACAAGAAGAATGGTGATGTGTGGGCGAGTCGCCAAGCGTCGCATAAGCGAATGGTTGAAGAAGCCGACTACATTATTTGCGCCACGCCAGCTCTGGTTGATGTTTACTCTAAGGTGAATCCGAATGTGGTGTTGTGTGAGAACACGGTTGATCCGGCTGATTGGATCAAACCATCATCACGCAAGCGAATCGTTGGCTGCGTGTTTAGCGCGAATCATCTTGGCGACATGCACCTTGTAGAGGATGCGATGCGGTACGCGAGCATGAATGGTGCTGAGGTTCAGATCGTTGGGCTTGACCCTGGGTGGGATTTTGCGTATACGCATATTGGGTTTACGCCTAGTGTGGCGGCGTATCGGCGCGTGTTGTCTAAGTGGACGATTGGTTTAGCGCCAGTTGTAGACAATGATGTTACTCGGTGCAAGAGTGATCTCAAGTGGCTTGAGTTCACGATGAGTGGTGCTGCGCTCGTCGCTAGTGATGCTGAGGCGTATAAGCGAGTGCCAGACGATTCGATTATCAGAATCAAGGACGCTAAGGGGTTTAGTAGTGCGGTCGTTGAGCTTCTCAGTGACGAGACTGAACGGAAGCGTATGATTCGTCGCAGTATGTTTCATGTGAAACAGGATCGCATGGTTGGTAATGAGTCGTTGCGGAGCAGGTATACTACTGCACTAGCATGATCATTACTGAGAAGCAGTCTTGGCGTAGGCCGATTGAAGCGCACGCTGAGGAAACGTACGATTACTCGTGGGGCGAGCCTCAGCGCAGCATCATGTGGTATCTGAAGGGCGAGCATCAGGCTGAGGATGCTGAGCGACTCTCGAAGGGTGAGGCGTGTGGCGTGTGTCTTGCGACGTTTCCCGCTCGTCCTGACATTACGAACCTCCAGGCTTGGAAGCCGTACGCGAAGGAGTGGTATCCGATGCGTACTGAGGAGGAAGTGATCAGCATGGTGTCGCGCGGCTTGTGTCCTACGTGTTCGAGTGAGGTGCGTGAGGAGATGCATGACACGATGCATCGTGGTCTTGATCCGCTCAGGCCGAAGGGCATGGACGAGTAATGGCTACGTTTGCTCAGCTTAAGGCGCGCGCTCAGAACCTTGCGCTAAACGATAATGAAACCGAAGCTGGACTGCATGTCAATGATGCGATTGATGACATCGTTGTTAGCGCCCAGCTTAAGGTAACGCAGGTCAGCAAGGTTCTGACGACTGGCCAGTCGGTGTACGATATTTCGTCCGATTGGAGCATTTCTGACTTTGGTGCGCTTCAGTATCTTGAGTACCTTGGCCTAGGTTCAACGTACTCGTATATCCTTGAACAGTCAAGCGCGGACGAACTGCTTGCGTTGAACGCGACAAATCCGATTGGTGCTACTCGTAAGTATGCGTTTCTCGGGTTGGACACGATTCGCTTGTGGCCTGTTCCGCAGCAGACTGGCGATACGTTGAAGATTTACTATGTTCAGACTTCAACGGATCTTGTTAATGACGGTGATGTCCCGGAGGATATTCCGTCGCAGTGGCATTGGCTGATCACGATTGGAGCTGCTGCTCGACTTGCTGATGCTGTTGGCGAGGATCAGAACCTTAGTAACGCGCTTGACGCTAAGTTTGTGGCTGGTATGGATCGTTTCCAGAAGTGGCTTACTCGTCGCCAGGGTCGTTCGGCGAAGACGATTCCGTATGGTTACTTGCGTAATCCTCGTCGTCCGTTCCACGATAATTCAACGTACTACTCGTTTACGCAGCGGCAGGGTTAGCGTATGGCCGGTACTGTTCAGTACGCCAGCCACGCTAACTTCTTCACGGGGATGGTTCGTGACGTTCCGCGTCACTTGATTCCTGATGGTGCGGTGTATGACGCTACAAACATTGTAATTACGAATAGTGGCTCGTTGTCAAAGCGGGGAGCTTCTGAAACTGCGCTTAGTGCGGCGACAACGATGAGTCCCGTTGAGATCGGGTCGCAGCGTAGCGCAAATATTGATGGGCGTTCGTACTTGTATCCGGCTGCGATTAGTGGTGGTTACGCGCAGTTCGGCAACTTGTCGTTTGCAAGTACGGCGCAGCCAATTTCAACGTATACAAGTGGGATTCTTACTGATTCGCTTAGTCAGCCGACTGTGTATGGCGACTCGATTGTGTTTCCCGTTACGAGTGCGACGGGAAGTAGTCCGGTGGCGTGGTGTGGTGGTGCCGATTTTGCCACGACGAGTGCGACGTATACGGGCGCGGTCACAACTACCACAATTGCTGGCAACAATCTTTTGACGCTAGGCGCTACGGCAACAAGCAATGTTGCTATTGGCGGGTATATTCACTTGTCGAATGGTGGGACGAATGAATACACGGGGCGTGTGCTTCGTAAGGATTCGGCAACTCAAGTAACTGTTGATCCTCCGCCGATACGAGGCACTACTGCTAGTCCAATCTTGTATACGACTATTGCGTATTATCCCGTCTTGCCGATGGTTGGTGCAAAGAGTGATGGGCGTTATTTGTCTGCGGCTGGTTGTGTTGGCACGTTTACTTCTGGTGGTGATTCGCGCATTGTGATGGGCAACGTCCGGTTTGTTGATGCGGTGTCTGGCACTTCGACGCAGTATCCGAATCGTATTGTTTGGAGTGTCAGAGAAGCAGCTGACGCGACTCCCGTTACGCATAATGGCAGCGTTCCCGTAACGACTTCTGGTGTTGCCGGAACTGTTGATGGCTTAGTCCAGGCGACTAGGATGGGTTTTCCTAAGTTGAATTATATTGACATTGAGGATATTGAGCAGGTTGTTGCGCTTGTCCCGGTCGGTTCGGGCAACATGATGGTACTTGGCACGAAGAATTGTGTGATGCTGAGTGGCACGCTACTTACGCAGGATGATGGCGTAACGGACACGTCGCTTGGTCGAGGCGGCTTGTCGGCTGGTATTCGCGCATTCTCTCAGCAGGTTGGTTGCATTAGTCCGAAAAGTGTGCAGCGTACGACGGCTGGAGTGTTTTTTGCGGCTGCCGATGGAATCTACTTGACTGATGGCGCTTCGCTTGTAAATACGATGACGAAGAAGATTGCGAACTTGTGGGGCGAGTCTCTTAGTGGTGATACGTTGTTTACGTTTGACCAGTCCGTCTTTGACGGGCCAGACGTATTCGCGCCTACGGGTGTGACGCTTGGCGTGTACGGCTCGGCAAACATTAATGATTCGCACTACTACATTAGTATGGCTAGTGGTGGCTTCTTGTGCGACTTGCGCGCATCGTTTGGGTGGACTCGCGTGCAGGCTGGACAGCTTGAGATTGCTGGTGCTACGCCGGATTCGGATCAGACGACGAATCGTATTTACGCGATTAAGTATAATGCTAATTCGGCTACGTCTAGTACGGATCGAGTTATGAGGATTGATCCTGTTGTCGCGCCTGCGCAGACGATGACGGATGCGGATGGGCAGACAATTAATGCTCGGATCATTACGCGAGCTTATGCTGAGGGTGATCCTGCTCAGAAGCGTAGGTATCGGCATACGTTGTTCACGTATCAGCTTATTGGTGGTACACCTATTTACCCGTCGAGTTCGACTATTCCTAGCAGTACGTTGTATCCGAGTTCAAGTAATGGTTCGTTTACGGTTACGGCGACAAAGGGGCTTGATGGCATTGGCGAGTCTGCGACGATTGGGACGACGAGTGCTACGGCGACGACGAGTAATGTGACTCGTTATGATCACCAGTCGCTTGCTCAGGCGTTGACGTATACGATTCAGACGGCGGACAGTCCGCCAGCGTTTGCGTTGTATGAGATTACGAATGGGTATAATCAGCTTCGTCCTGGTCGTGTGGCGTAGTGGCTAAGAGGTTTGATTCTCCCGCTATGCCTCCGGTAAAGCCGTTGCAGGGGCCGCCGGATTCGCGTCTTATTCCGCTTGATCGTCAAACGCCGTTGACGCATCAGCAGATTGAGCAGGTTCGGTTTGGCATTGGCGACACGGGGCCGCTTGCTCAGGCTGTGATGAACTCTAATCCTGTGGCGCTTACGCAGGCGCTTCCGTTTGGCGTGTTGAATCAGAGTGGCATGATTATGTTGTTTGCTGATGATGATACGTGGACTGCTCCGAAGGGTTGGGTACAATGTGATGGTCGTTATCTTGAGAGGGCGGAGTATCCACGTTTGTTTGCTGTTCTAGGTACTAAGTTTGGTTCTACTACAAATACGAACTTTCGAGTTCCGACGCTTAGTGACCCGACAACTAATGTAAAGTACGTGGTGAAGGCATAATGGCTTCTACTCTTTACGCACCCCAGCGCGTCAACTACAAACCGACCGCACCCAACGCGAACCCCGAAACCGACCCGCGCAAAATCCTCCTCAACTCGCTAAAGAAACTTGGCGATAAGAAAACGACGAGCATTATGAATCAGTCGCCTGCTGCTGTGATGGGAGCTGTGACGAATCCTTCGGATGTTGCTAGTGGCATGAAGGGCAATATTCTTGGTGGGGTGGAGACTCGGGCTAGGATGATAGGCGGTAGGTAGTGGCTCCTGCTATCAAGATCCCTAAAGTCGAGAAGACGAATACGCCTAAGGGAATGGAAGGCGTACGCCCAGGGTCGCCTAAGGCGATTAAGGCGGGGTATAAGCCTCCGACTACTCCTAGGCGACCGGGCGGAAGTAGGACTCCGTTTGCTGTTTCGTTTAATGCTGATGGTACGACTACGCTGAAGCCGCCGACTCCTCCTTCTGCTCCTAGTGTTGCTGCTCCGCCAACGCCACCGGCTGCTGCGTCTACGCCTGTTGTTGATGCTAATTGGTGGACTCGACAAATTACTTCTGATCCGCGTTTCACTCGTACTGATTATGTTCTTCGCGGTCAGCAGAATGCGCTTGGAACAAAGTATGGTCTAAGCATCAAGCGTGACGCTAACGGTAATCCTGTTTTCAAGTCTCGCACAAACTCGTCGCTAACTGGTATTACGCAGTCTGGTTATGATGATGCTGGGCGCGCGGTCTACAAGACCAGCACTGGTACCGTTGTGCCGATTGGTGATCTTGAAATGGAGTTTGTTGAGATCATGCCTGGTGAGGCTGGGTATGGGTCTACGCTTGTTGGGTCTACGAACCTTACGAGTCAGGGTCGCCAATACAACATTGGTGATGTGGCTGCTCGGTCTGGTGTTGGGCGTAGTGGTATGCGCGCGTCGAGTTCTGCGCAGGAAGCTAGTGCGTTGCAGGGTGCGCTTCGTAATCTTGGGTTGAGTGCTGCTTCGGAGTATGCGGGTATTGATCAGCGGTATGCTGATTTGTATAACACTATTTTTGAGGACTTGTCTAAGGTTGCTGGGGATATTGTTCCGACTGCTCCGACTGCTCCTGCGGCTACTCCTGCTCCTGCCGCTCCTGCCGCCGCTCCGCCTCCGGTATCTCTTGGGTACAACCAGGCTCCTCCGCCTCCTCCGGGTAGGCTTAGTGGTGGGCCGGGTGGTCAGTTTATGACGCTTATTGGTGATGTGACGCTTGAGCGGAATACGAATGATGCGGCGATTCGCGAGAATCTGCGTAGGCTGTTGAAGAATCCTGCGTACCAGTTGACTGCTCAGCAGAAGGCGTACATTAATTCGCTGATTACTGGTCGGTATAAGGGCAATAAGAAGTATTAGGTTGGTAGACTAGACTTATGCCGCAGTTTGACCTTAACCCATCTGCCAATACTCAGGTTCTTGGCGATCCCAATTCTGGAGACTACACTCCTTACAAAAAGAAGCGTGGAAATCGTAGGCCTGTTGCGCAGAAAAAGTATTCTGGTATTAGCGCGCGGCAAGAAGCAGCTAACGCCGCAAAGGCCGCTAAGAATCAAGCCACGCAGGGCGGGGCTTCGTCTGGTGCTAGTGCTGGTGGTCGAGGCGCTGGTTCGGGTGGTGGTCGTGGCGGCAACAATAACAATCAGCAGTCGAACGCTCCTGCTGCGTACAATCCGCTTGCCGCAGAATTCAAGACTCCTGCACAGCTCCGCAAGGAAGCGGCAGAGCTAGCTGCTCTGAGTGTTGCTAGTGAGGATATTCTTCGCCAGCAGCAGGCGCGAGAAGAAGCAGGCTTGACTGGGCTGACGAGTGCGCTTAGTGGGCGGCTTGGTGATATTGCTGCTCAACAGAGAGCTGGGCTTCAAGGCTTTGGTTCGTTGTATGGTCGTCTTGCTGGGTCTGCTCAGACGGCTGGTGGCGCTGCGTTGGCTGCGGCTGGTGCTGATCCTGGGCTTGCTGCTGGTGCGAATCCGCTGGTTGCTGGGCAGTTGGCGAATCTTTCTGCGCCGCTTATGGGGTATCAGCCTGCTGCTGAGGCGATTGGTCAGCGTCTTATTGGTGCTTCGCAGGGCGCGTTGGGTAAGGCGCTTATGGAGCGTTCGGCGCAGTTGAGTGCGAATACGGCGAAGTATCTTCGTGATCTTCAGGATACTGAGATTCAGCGTGCGATTAGTCGGGGTACGCTTGCGCAGAATGAGGCGCGTCTTGGGTTGACTGCTGAGGAGAATCAGTGGGAGCGTCAAGTTGATACGCAGAGGCTTCAGCAGGGTTGGCAGCGTCTTGCGCAGAGTGCTGCTAATGCTGGCGCGAAGGCGGGTAAGGATAAGGCTAAGGCTATTAAGAATACGAAAGCTCAGATTTTGGCGGATCTTGATCAGTGGACTGGCGCGACTGTGCCGACTGGCAAGTTCGAGTATACGGTTTACTTTACTGATCCAATTGACGGTCTTAAGAAGTTGCCGAAGACTTTTGTTGCCATGTCTGAGGCGGAGGCAATTGAGCAGGCTAAGAGTTCGGTACCGGAGAATAGAGTTGACACTATTAGTGCGGAAAAGGGAGAGGAGCAGCTTGGTCAGCCGACGGCTCAGCAGATCATAAGGCAGATTTCTGCGCAGCTTGTTAATCAGGGTATGAGTCGTCGGAATGCGCAGGCGTGGGTGCGCAAGTTTGTTCTTGCTCCTGCTGGTCTTAACGTGAATACGTCTGGCGCGTTTATGGGTGGGGTCGGCGGTAGCGTTACTTAGCCGCTAGAATACTTGGGTGGCAAAGCAGAAGCCTAAGAGTAGCCTTGCTTTTCGTTTGGCAGCTGGTGAGAAGGAGGCGGTAGAGACTGTTCGTCCTAAGCCGAAGCCGAAGCCTAAGCCGAGGCCGCAAGCTAAGCCGGTTTCGTTTTCGTCTAATCTTGTTTTTGATCCAACTGGACAGTTCTCTGACATTCTTTCGGATGAGCAGAAGGCGCGTCGAGACTTGTATCTTGAGCGCACTGGTCGCGAGCTGGCGGACGAGGCGGATGAGCGTGTCGCGCTAGAAAGCGTTGGCTTGTTGAAGCCTGGTATTGGTTCGGCTGAGCGTAAGAAGGTTGGTGGTGGCGCTAGTAATGAGTTTGCGTCTGCGCTTGATGCGATTGATGCTGAGGCGGGTAAGGGCATTAAGTCTGCTTTGTTTGGGGCGGCGACGGTTCTTAATCCTGCATCGTTGTTTGTGACGACTGAGCCGGGTCGCGAGGCTCTTGGGTTTGCGACGGAGAAGTGGCTTGGTCGTGGTGTTGATACGAGTGATTCTCGGGAAAAACTTAGGCAAGCTCGGGAGGCGATGAAGGTTGAGCCTGGGCAGGTGACGGGTGGTGGTGCGCGTGGTGCTGGCGCTCCTGTTACTGCTGGTTTGAAGAAGACTAAGCCGTTGACGGATGTTGCGATTGAGGCGTTTGGAGAGGTGCCTGCTGGTCTTCCGGGGCCGCCTGTGATTATGCCTACTGGTCTTGGGCAGGCTTATGATGTTGTTTCGCCTACGCCTCCGCGTGTTAAGGATGTGAATGCGGAGATTCAGAATGTTGCGACGAGGTCGAATGATTATGTGGATGTGACTCGTAAGGCTCCGATTGTTATTCCTGATTCGAATGAGGGCACTGAGTATATCTTTGAGTATGGGAAGACGGGTGCTACGCCTAGTCAGCTTGATGCTGCGTTGGTTGATAGTAATCCGTTTTCGGCGGATGCGTTGGTGGCGCTTCGTGGTACTGCGGTTGAGAATGGTTGGGATGTTGGTGATTGGGACGAGTTGCCGCTTGGTGAGAAGGTGTATCGAGCGGTCAATCAGAACAATAATAAGAAGTTGTTTTTCCGGTCTGTTGTTCGGCAGATTGGTGAGGTTGGAGCTGCGCCTGCTGGTGTGAAGGCGATTGTTGATGCGGCTGCTGCGGCTGCGTTTCGTGGTGATACGGAGGAAGGTAGTCGGGTTTTTGAGGCGGCTATTTCGCCGTATGTGTATGCGGATCGGGCTGCTGATGAGCGTGGTTTTTGGGCGGCTGTTGGCGAGTTTATTCGGGATAATCCTGTTGATGCGTTGACGATCTTTATGAGCGCGGCGAAGGGCGTTAGTGTTGGTGGTGGTGTTGGCGCTCGCGCTGGGTTTGCTGGGTCGAGGGCGCAGCGGTTTGCTGCTCGTGGCAGAGCTATTACTGTGCGTGGCGAGGAGGCTAAGGCTGCTCCGAGTATGCCGGAAGAGGTGCCGCTTCCAGAGTATTCGCCTAGTCCTGGTGTTGTTGGTCAGTCTGCTTTGCGTCAGCGGCTTGCGGAGAATGCGCGTGTTGCGCGGCAGCGTGCTGCGACGGCTGCTGAGAATAAGGCTGCTCGTGATGTTTATGAGGAGCAGCAGCGCCGGTTTGAAGAGACTGGTGAGATGGTTGATGTTACGCCTGAGGTTATGATTGGGCGTGCTGGTCGTGGTATTGCTGGGACTCTTGTTACTGAGTTTGCGAAGGCTCCTGCGGCTAGGCGTATTGCGTGGTATCGGAAGCGGTTGGAGAAGAAAGCGGCGCAGCGTCAGCAGCGGTTTGATGTGAATGTTGCGCAGGGTGAGGGGTTGGAGTTGCGCGCGACAATTACTCGTCTTCTTGGTGAGGGTTCGAGTGAGCTTGTGAAGGATCGTGCAGCGTTCAATCTGATTTATCCGGCTGTTGATGCTGATGGTGTTGCGGTTACGCCAGCGTATGTTGCACGGTTTTTTGAGGCTGAGCTTGAGGATCATCGCGCGATGATGGCTCGGAGGAAAGAAGAAGAGGGTGGCCCTGCGGCTAAGTACGACGAGCAGAAGGAGCGTCGGCTGGTTGATCAGATTGCGCGTATGCGCGAGCTGGATGCTGTTGAGATTGATCCTGTTGTGATGGCTCGGCTTCGTGCTGGTGTGAAGCCTATTGCTGAGATCATTGAGGCGCATATGGCGAAGGCTTTGGGTATGAGTCCTGAGGAGGCTCGTCGCGCGAATTACATTCGTCTTGTTGCGATGGATCGTCGCCTTAGTGATGATGGTTTGGAGGGTCGCGCTCAAGCGTTGTATCGCGAGCGTAATGAGCCGATTGCTGAGCTTGTTGCTGTGCAGGCTCGATTGAAGCGTCTTGGGATTGTTATCCAGGCTCGTGCGCGTGAGACTGGTTGGGGTAAGTATGGGCCTGCTAAGAGTCGTAAGCGGTTTCGCGAGGTTATGAATCAGATGATGCGAGACTTGGTTCTTGCTGAGCGATTGGCGTTGCAGAATAATAATCGCGAGTTGGCTGATGTGTTTGCTGCTGCTCGTAAGGAGTTGGCTGCTGCGAAGATTCGTACGATTGGTTCTCGTGGTGCGAGTATTGGTTTGGTTGATGATCTTGCGCGCGTTGCGTTGACGGATGAGCAGAAGGCGTTGTTGACTCCGCAGGCGCGGATGGAGTATGAGGCTGCTGAGCGTGCTGTTGCGACGGCTACTGAGGCTCGTGGCGTTGAGGCTGCGGCGCTTGAGCGTGGCGGGTTGCGTCGTGTGAATGAGGGTAATCTTGTTCGAGCTGAGGAGCGCCTTGCTGATGCTAGGGCTAAGCTTGCGGCGTATCAGTCGTTCCCGAATCCTGATGAGAAGCAGGTTGCTCGGCTTCAGGCTAAGGTTGATAAGGCTGAGGCGGCTAGGAATAATCGGCTTGAGGCGCTTGATGCTGGTAGGACTGCGCGTAAGGCTGAGCGTATTCGTGATCGTCGTTTGAAGCGCGCGATCATTGAGTCGAATCGTAAGGTGCTTGATACGTTTGAAGTCAAGGCTGCGTTGGATGTTTCCGAGCGGTTCGCAGTTATGGAGATTAAGACTCGTCGCGAGTTGTTCTTCAGGGTTGATCGGGCTAGGCTTGAAACGCTTGATGCATTCATTAGTCGCCTAGAGGCTAGTGATCAGAATCCGTTGTTGCATCTTGTTCAGTCGCAGGATTATGAGGATGTTGGTCGCGCACTGGTTATTGAGTCGGATAAGAAGCTGAGTACGAATGAGCAAGCGTTTATTCGTAAGGGCAGGTTTGTTAGCAGCACTGGGTATACGTTTATCAATGGTCTTGAGAGTGCGAAGTTGTGGGAGAATCTTCTTCGCGACACGATTGAGGTCAAGACTGCGCAGACGCTCCAGGCTCGGTTGAATCAGCTTGTGCAGGCGACGAGTATTCCGTATCGGTTTAATAATGATGCGCTTCGTCGCGCTCAGCGTGAAGTTGAGAATGATCCAGAGTTGTCTGCGTTGGCAAAGAGTGATGAGGCTCTTGGTGGTAATGAGGCGCTTCGTCGTGCGCTTGCTCGGATTATGCAGCAGCCTAAGTTGTCTGGTCGTGTTGATCTTACGGATATCAATGATTGGGTTGTGTTGAATATTGCTGATCCGAATGCCCGCACGGTGTCTGGGCGCTTGTCGTTTGGTGCTTCTCGCGCTTCGAGTAATCAGGATCTTGGTGTGTTTGTGATGCGTACGATTGATGCTCGCACTATTGATCCAGAGGCTCCTGGTGATTATTACTTGATGCCGCGTAGTGTTTACGATGGCATTCAGAAAGCGATTGCTGACGAGTCGTTTACGTTTAAGAAGGGTGGGATTGGTTCGAAGCTTGATCGTATTACTCGTTTGTGGCGCACGATTACGTTGAATGTTCTTCCGCGTACGGCGATTAACAATACGATTGGTTCTACGATTCTGGCGATTCAGGGTGGGGCTGGGCCGCGAGCTATGTATTACGCGGCAAGGGCGATTGCGGGTAAGCCTGTGCGCCTTAGTGATGGGTCAAAGCGCGCTTTGCCTGTTCCGCTTGAGTTGCGTCAGCGGTATTACGAGCAGATTACTGATCCGCTTGCTGACACGAAGGGCGCGTTTAAGCCGATTGCGCATTGGATGAACATGATGCGTTACTTCAATGGCATCAGTGAGGACTTTGGGCGGTTGGCTGTGTGGTATCACCGCGCGTATCCTGAGGCGATGCGGAGTGAGCAGGGCGTGTTGTTCTTGCGTTCTGCTCGACGCTTGAATGATAAGTCGGTAGAGATGCTTGAGGCGATGTCTCGTCGCGATCCGAATTATGCGACGCTGATGGATGAGTTCACTGAGCAGGCGTTTAACTTCCTTGGTGATCTTCATAAGGGTGGACAGTTTGCTTCTGCGATGCGTATCGCGATTCCGTTCTGGCAGTGGTATGCGCATATGTTGAAGCTGACGTTTTTCACGATGCCGTTTAAGTATCCGAAGCGCGCATTGTTTATGCAGATGCTTGGTGAGGTTGGGCGTGATTATCAGGAGCGGATGGGCGTGTCGGTTCCGTGGGGCGAGTCGTTTGTTCCGTTCTTTTCTGATTACATTGATACGCCTAGTGGTGTGCAGCAAGTTGTTGGTGGTGCGAATCTTGGTAACTGGTGGCCTCAGGCTACGGTTAGTCCTGTTGGTAGTGAGGGTGGAGCCATTGGTTTTCTTCAGGGCGGCATTAGTCCGTTTTGGACAAATAGTGCGCTTATTGGTTTGAGCCTAGCGTCTGCGAGTCTTGGTGGTACAGCGTTTGAGACTGATGATCGGACTGTGCTTGGTGCCGCTAAGGACGAGTTTGGTTTGCCGATTGAGGATGTGATTAGTCCAGAGTTTGGCGCGTATGTTGTGAATCATTTCTTTAGGATGGTTCCGCTTAGCCCGACGATGATGAGTCTTGGTGGTCGAGCTTCTAATGCGATCCCGCTTCCTGGCGCTATGGAAGAGAAGACGTATCGGACTGAGCAGTTGCCGCAAGAGTATCGGCAGGCCACTCGTGCTGATCTTCCGTCCGTGATTGAGGAGATTCGTTCTGGCGAGTCTGACTTGTTCTCTCGTGATTGGTGGCGCTCCAACGTAGCAGCTTTTATTGTGAAGGCTACGCTTGGTTCGCCAGTGAACTATATGCCTGGTCAGGGGCCGCTTGCTGCTCAGCGTTTGTTCAACGATTACATGTTCGCTGTTGAGGATCTTGAGGATCGGGAGCGAGCGATCCTAGAGGCAATGTTGAGGCGTCACGATTATTCGGTTGATGAAGGAAAGAATCGTTAGCCTGTCGCAACCTATTAGGTAGATTCCTCTGATCGGAGGGGTTTAGGCGAGATGCTTGATGCTAGTTGTTACACTGCAAGAACATTCAGCAGACCTCTTAGGCTTGAGCCGTTTTAGGTCTAGGGGCGCGCGGCCCCCCCCCCCCCCCGCG